GAAACCGGTGTCGAAGGACAATAACGACGTGTTTCGCCAGATCGATATACCGCATCCGTCGCTTCCGGGGGTTAAAAACAGCTTTGCGGTGAAGACTTTTGACCAGAAGGAAGATAAACATTCCGGATCGACGTGCGATCTGGTGCTGATAAATGAAAATCTCCCTGAAAACCTGACGGGTGAGACGCTGGCCCGGACGCGCGGCGGCGGAAACATCGTTCAATTCGCCACGATTCTCGACTATTCTTCGCAACTCGACGAACTTGAAAACGGCGAGCGGTTTATTATGCGCCGGACCAAGGGCCACATCTACGAAAACTGTATCGGCTCGCAGGTTACGGACGAGATGGCGGCGGAAGTGTTCGAGGAAATCGGCGTAATGTTGGGGAAGGATTCCAAAGGTGGATACAAAACCGGTGGCGTGCTGCAGAAATCGAAGATCGACGCGATGATCGAGGGGTGGGCGCGGTCGTGCCCGCATCAGCTCAAGGCGCGGAAGACCGGCAAGCCGATTTCGTCCGGCGGGAAGATACACGAGACGTTCAGCGATGTTGTTCACGTAAAACCAGGCGCGTATTTGAAGAAAATTCCGGCTTTGTATCCCGTCGTCCAGATAGTTGACCCCCACCCCGCGCGGCCGGACGCTTCGATATGGGGCGTCGTCCTGCCGACGAATCGACTTCATATTTTCCGCGAGTGGCCGACGGTGGAAGGTTTCGGGTTTTACGAGCAGATAAAGGAGAAACGGTTCACGGTTTCGCAGAAGTGCGATATCTGGAAGAAAATCGAGGCGGACGAGGGATTCGCCGACCAGGTGGTCGCCAGGGTCGGCGATCCGAACCGATTCAAGGAGCCGAATGCGGATTCCGAAGGTCAGCTTTCGGATTTGTACGCGGACCATGGGTTCGATTTTGACCTGAGCGTGTGCGATTCGCTGGAATTCGGATTCGAGAAGGTGAATGAGTATCTGTATTATGATCAGATGTTGTATCGTTTCCACCCGGAAGACCCCGCATCCCAGGCGCGTTTGACTTTTTCCGAGAGCTGCAGGAACGTGGGCCGGGCGATGAAGAACTTTTCGCGCAAGGTTTCGCGGGACCGGACGGCGCCGGTGTCCAGCGTGGTTGACGAGAAGTTCGGCTGCTTCGCCGGATGCGTGCGTTACTTCGTCGTGTGGCACGCTGATAATCCGTTCAATACCCTGTCGATGGCGCGCGCGGCGAAGAGCGACGATGACAGGATACGGGAAGGCCGGATTCCGAACCGCTTCAGGCAGGCGGAAAGTTCGATCAATCTTCACGGTCGCCAACTGGCGGGGGTCCGATGATTAGCTCCATATACGATATCAGGGAAGACGAGATAAAAATCGAGGGTAAAGCCTGGGACGACGAGGATACCCGGCGCCTTGCGATCAAGTCGCTTCTCATTACGAAGAAGATGGTTGATTATTGGGAGCCGTTCCTGCAGCGCGGCGACGAGCTGTTCAAGAAGTATGAAGGCGAGATAATCAGCGACTATCAGCGCGCGATATATGAGGACATCGAGAAGAAAATCGTCATAGAGCCGCCGATCATGAAGTCGCCGATCCGGGCGCTTCTCGGGCATATCATCAAGAACCGGAAAAGCGGCGCGGTGTCGTGCGAGAGCGGCGGGATCGACCAACCGAATGACCGGGTTGATGAGGTGAAGCTCGTCACCATCGCCATGAAGGACTTGGAGAAGAAGACGAAGGAGCATCTCAAATACCGGGATGCGATACACGATTCTCTTGTGTCATGTTACCCGAACGTTCTGTTGTGGAAGAAGCAGAAGCCGACAGATGAAAACCCCCTGGGCTACGACAAGGATCATCTGGCGTGGAATTCCTGCGTGTTCGGGCCGGTGAACATCGGCGCGCCCGATCTGACGGACATAACGGAACTCGTTTTCTTCGACAAGCGTTCGCAGGCGGATTTGGAATTGAACTTTCCGAAGATGGTCGAGCAGATACGGGAGCACTGGAAGGGCCACAGGATCGACGATCAGATGATCTCTTCCGTTATGGGATGGGCGGGGGTGGAGAATGCGTCTTATCGCGATTATATGCGGAGTATTCTGGACGCGGCGAACGGCGACCTGTCAGGCCCGGCCGGGATGCTGCAGGTTTTCCAGCGGATTTTCCAGATTCGGCGCAAGGAAGAGGTGTGGGTGAGCCTGTTTAACGAAGACGATTATCAGGTCATCCCGGAAAAGTGGTCAAAGACGCGCAGGGAGCAGTGGATCAAGGAGAACGAAGATAAATACGCCGGGCCGGTGGATCACGACTGCATAACCCTCTGGATTACGGTGTTTACGGCGTCCGGCCTCGTCCTCGCGAATGAGAAGCACTGGTTTCAAGAGAACGGAAAGATCTCGGCCGATTTCGTTGTGCCGGCAATAATAAACGGCAAACCGTCCGGCCCTGCGGTGGACATGGACGATGACACGCTGCGCAATTGTGTATCGCAGATCGAATATCTCGACGATATGCGGAAGGGCGGCGGGACGCTTCTGCTTTCGCCTGAAGGCGCGTTCGCCAATCCTGAATCCGTACCGACGGAGGCAAGCCGTTCTTTCGGCATCGCGACTATCAACAAGGATTTTTTCAAGAAGTACCCGGACATGGGCAAGGCTTTTCAGGAAGTCAAGCGGGAGCCTTCGAAGGCGTGGGGCGAATACGCCGAGTTCGCCAAGAACTCTCTTTACGACACTACGCGGATTAACGAAGCGATGCAGGGCGAGTCCGCGCCGCGGCAGGCGGACGTTGCCAAGCGCACCGAGATAGAGCAATCTCTTATCGTTAACGCTTTATATCTTGACAATTTTAACGCGCAGTGGGAGAACACGCAGAACCTCAAACTCGCGCTGCTTCCGTATCTTTATGACCAACATAATATTCCGATTGAGGGGTATGACGAGGAGATGAAGGAACCGGTCGCGGGTATGGCTAACGTTCCTCAGTACGACGCGGAAGGGGAAGTTGTCGAGGTGTTGAACGATATAACCAGCCATAAGTATCATTGGCGCGTCGATGCGGTGGATAATTCCCCGTCGGCCAAGGCCGGCATGATGCAGGATGCGCTTAATATCCTGAACAGTTCGTCCGGCCCGCTTATGCAGGGCGATCCGTCCGGCGAGATCATGGCGGATTTCTGGGGTATGCTGGACAATCCGGTGCTGCAGAAGGCCGGAAAGAAGATGGCGGAGCGGGCGAAGGCGAAGAGCGAAGCGGCGGGCGCGGCGGAGAAAGCGAAAGCCGATCAGGAGATGCAGATTCTTATGGCGAAAGCGCAGGCGGAACTTATAAAGGCGCAGAAAGCCGGCGTGACGCTTACCTTTACCGGCGAACAACTTATGCAGTATCCGGCGCTTTATCAGATATACATGGCGGCGCGCGAGGGTGCGCCGGTAAATCCACCAATACAACAGCCCCCGGTACAGGACCCTATGGCTCCCGCGCCGGAGGCACAACCCCAAGGAGACGTTTATGCGCAATCTCAGTGACCTGTTCGTGAAATTCTTTCCCGTTTGCTTCTATGACAACGACCAGGGGGCCGCCGGCGGCGCGGAGTCTCCGGCGCCCGAGGGTGGAGCCGGCGGCGATCCTGGCGCCGACAGCTTGGTGGATGACATCCCCGCGGAAGCGATCGCCAACGATCCGGAACTCAAGGAGATCATCGAAAGTGGTAAGAAATCCGAGAAGGTTGCGGATAAGAAAACCGATTCCGAAGGCGTTGAGGACAAGGCGGACGCCGAGGGGGATGCGGATAAGAAAGCCGGGGAACCCGAGGCGAATGCCGGGGAAACCGATGATCTTTCTGCAATTGAATTCGAAGACGACGTTATCCCCGGTCTGAAGGGTGAGCATCTGAAGACGATGCCGAAGGAGGCTTTGGCGGCGCTGGCTGATTTTCAGGGTACGCATGCCGAGCTTTCGACGAAAGCGCAGAAGACCGAGGAGAACCTTACGAAGCTGTTGGCCGACCCGATCGTCAAGCGGCGCATGGAGCTTTTGAAGTCCGGAAAGACGGATTACGAAGTGCGCGGGCTGAACGCGACGGAGCGGCAGTCGATTTTGAAGGCAATCGCCGAAGCGGGGGATTTGAGTCCCGCGGAAGCGGAGAACGTTTTCGGCGTTCTTGAAAAAAGCCTGGATACGGTCGTTCGCGAAGCCGCGACCGATACGTTGCAGGGCCTTATTCAGGAGGACAGCCGGCAACGGCAGATCGAGGAAACGCAGAAGACGGGACGGCAGGCGTTTCTTGAACTCGGAAAGTTCAACAAGTCTCTTGCTTTTAAGGAGACGGACGCGAGCAAATTCTGGACCGACGAAGGGGCGCTGAATGACAAGCATCCGGAGGCGAAGCAGTTCAAGGAGAAGATTCTACCTCTTATGACGGCTTTACATGAAGCGGGCCAGACGTATGAGTCCATCGCGCGGTTGAGCAAAAAGTCCGGCGGGCAGGCGGTCTACGCTTTGGTAGCCGCTCTCCAAGGACTTCCGGTTGCTCTTAACACCGCCGAGCGGGATAAAAAAATCGTGGCGTCTGAACTCAAGAAGAAACTCGCCCCGTTCCTGAAGAAAAATTCCGTTTCCGGTCTGGATACGAAAGGCTCGTCGGTGATACCGGCCGATCGGGCGCTTAATGCCGCGGTCGTAAAGAACGGGTATGACGTTCTGAAGCTCGCGGAAGGTGGAGAGTATTACGACAAAGCGGTTCAGGCCAAAGGCGCTGACCCCGATCATATCGCGCTGATAGATTCATTGGCGGCGGAGGGGTTGGAACTTGCGGCAAAAAGGCAAAAAGTCAAACAATAAATCGGAGGAATCAATATGACAACGAGTTCCTGGAATCTACGGGGCGCAGCGACGAACGAATACATCGTCAACCCGCTTCTCAAAAAGCAGGTGTATTTCGGGTCCGAATACGCGACCCTTTTCGGGCGTATCAACAATTTCCGTGAAGTTACCGTCACCACGATTGAACGCGGCGACGAGAAGCTTCACATCACCGGGTCCGGCGTTGAGTCGCCCGTATGGGAGCAGGATTTCGACGACAAGACCGGGGAGTGCCGGTTCACCATGATCGAGCCGATGGCCGGGCTTTCGACTTACGGTATGTACGATCCGGAAGTCGGAACCTTCGACAGCTTCAAGCACGAAGTGATCCATGTCGTGCAGGAAGATTCACCGGTTCAGCCCCTTCTTGACAAGGAAAGCCAGTTCCGTCAGTCGGAAGTGATCCCGGTTGCGAGCTGCATCGAGAACAAGAAATCGCAGATGAAGCTCTGGCGTGAGAAGACGCTGGAAGCTCAGGGCGCGTTCCGGGCTTTGTTCGACGGCTACAGCCGTGGTCTGCTGCATACCGGCAAGGGCGGAATGGGCCTGGTGCTTCCGGGTGCCGCGGCCGGCCAGAACCGAAGCTGTTACAACACCGTCGTCGCCAACCAGTTCGCGTTCACCTCGCCGAACTATACGCGGGCGACGCACGAAGGAACCCTCGCGACCCTTATCGCCGCGCTCGGTGACAATGCGCTGTACGGCTTTGATTATGAGCAGCATAAGTACATGAGCTACGCGGTGTCGGCGAAGAAGTTCAAACCGGTGCGTATCGGCGGGCGGCAGTACCGCGCGTTTGCGGTCGCCGACCCCCTCGCCATGCAGCGCCTTGGCGCCTACGGCGGGTCGCTCGAAACCATGCTTCGCGCTGCCAATGAGCGCGCCCTGCAGAATATCACCCTTAAAGGGCTGCAGGTGTGGGAGCTGGACGATATTCTCTATGTCGCGAGCAACTACATGGAGTATTTTCGGCCGACGGCGGTGGGAACGTCCACGGTGGATTATCTCGGTATCGACGACGATCCGCTTTCCGACAGCTTCTCCAATACGTCCAAGAACATCGCCGTGATGTACCTGGGCGCCGGCGCGCTGTGCCGCGGTCGCCGGAAGAATGTCTGGTTCACGGTTTCCGGTGAAGGCGCGAGCAATGCAGGGCATACCAAAGGCACGACCTACTGCCTGCATTACTACGACGGCTGGAAGCGGACCGAGTGGGTCACGAAGGATGGAACGAGCGCGATGAAGAACGACGCTTCGATCATGTGGATCGGTTACGATCCCGGCGTTGGCAAAGCGTTCGCGGCGTAACAAAAACAGCAAACCATTTTCAGGAGGTTTTTTTCTTATGGAAAACATGTATAAAGAAGCTCTCGGGGATACCGAGACAAGTATCTGGGTTGCGATCGGCGGAAACGACGATATCAACACCGGGAAGTTCGATTCTCCGTACGCTTCGATCGCCAAAGCTATCGCGGCCTGCACCACGGCGCGGCATGATATTCATGTCATGCCGGGGGCGTACACGCATTCCGACGACGCCGATATCACCATCAACGGGACGAAGATCGTCGGCGTTGGCGCTGTCAGCATTAATTGTTCCGGTTGCACTACCTACGGTTTCAAAACCGTATTTGGGGCAGCTACCGGAACGAAAGAAGTCACCTTCAAGAATCTGAGCATCAACGCTGGCGCGAAGGTTGGTATCCAGCTTGATAACGTCGGAGCGACGGCGAAGGTTAACTGCTATCTGTACGACGTGGAAATCTACAACACCAGCAATTCGTATAGCGCGGTGGATGTGGATCACACCGTCGTCGCCGGTCAGGGGATCAGGCTCTACGCCTACCGGTGCATTTTCAAGGGTAAGATTGACGTGGTGGTTGGGGACAACGGCGACCGGTTCCGGTTCAAGTATTGCGAGCTTCGCGGCGGCCTGGTTTCCAGTGCTGCGGATTACGATGCAGAGTTCGCTTTCCTGTGGACCGAAGTGCTGCTTGCCGGTATCACCGGGGGCCATGCGAACCAGCGGGCGATTGTCGGGGCTTGCATCACCGAAACCAATGCCGATCCGAATGTGTATCTCGGAGCGGTAGCGGGTGACGTAGCGACGCAGACCGAGCAGTTGATTACGTTCCCCGGAGCGTAATCAGTACGATGTGTAGTAGTGAGGCGGGTAACGCCGCCTCACTCTTTAACCAAAAAGGAGATGAAAGATGGCAAAGATAGACCGGTCCAATAACTCGGAAGCCCTCGTCAAGGCCGAGAAAGAGATCGAAAGGCTCAAGGGTGTTCAGCAAAGTATTCTCAGGCAGAAAGCGGAGTTGGAAGAGCAGCTTCGGGTGGGTCGGGTGAACGAAGCTAAGCTCAAGGAATCCCTGGTCGCGGCTTACGAGAAGATCAAGGGTTTTGAGAATCTCGAATCGCCCGCGGAGGTCATGCGGGCGGGATATATCGAGATGGCGACGGCCCCGTTTGCCGGCATGCTTCCGCCGCCCTGCGTCGTGAATGGTGTCCAGGTTCCGCGTAAGGTTGACGAGCACGGCATTGCTCATGAGGTGTTGCCTGTTGAGAATGCGCTCCGTCTTATGCACGATGGCAGTGCGTTTAAACGGTATCTCGTCGGCCCTGCGGAGGTTTACCAGATCAACGGCGAAGTAGGCTCCGGCATGTACCGCAAGCAGGTTGTCGCGAAGCGCCATAAGATGAATGTGGCGAAGGACGGCAAAGTCGAGTTTGTTCTGGTTGAACTCGAAAATTCCGAGATAGCTTGATATGCCGACGCTTCAAACGTACATGAACCATCCGGATATACCGCCCCACTATCGCGGGCGGTATTCAACCGCGCTTCCCGGAACGACAGTTGTTCCTTTCGTGAGCTGGCTTAATGATCTGCTTGAAGAGCTGCAGGAGCGGGGTTTTCTTCCGTCGCTTACGAAAGAAACCGGCGTACTGGTGCAGAAAAAACGATGGCTTACCAAGCCGGCGGATTATCTGGAATTGATAAAGGTGTACGATCCTGAAGACGAGACGAACGAACTTCGGGTTGAAGATGTGGAGAATAAGTTCAAGCTCATGGACGTGGAGCTTGAAGACGAGGCTTCCGCGGACCAGATTACGTCGGCGTCCTTCGGCACGTACAGCGTATCCGGAATTACGTGCGTTGATATGGTGAGCGCGTCGTATATCGAGGATTATTTTGAAAATTATCTTTTTCTCATCACCGCCGGCACACTCGCCAACTCGACTTTTGTTATTGATGGAAACGACGCCGCTGTTAATCCTGGCGGGACGCATCTGGATTTTTTACATTCCCTGAGCGCTGCCCTGGACGGCACGAAGGTTACAGCGGCGCGCCTTGTTCCGCCTCAGTATTATGTCATGATGAAGTATCGGGCGCTTATTACGGCTATTACTTCCGTGAGTGATGAAGTCCCGATCGAGAACGACTGCGAAAGCCGCCTCGTCCCGGCGTGGCTGCGCTGGAAGTGTGAACGGGCTATAATGGCTACGTCGAAGGAAACGATGTATTGGCAGAACGAAGTGAACGAAATTTTATTTTCTATCCAGTCTGCCCGTCTTGGCAGGATGATTACGCCGGTACATGGCCGGCGGCTGGCGGGGTATGAAAACGGTTCCGGGTATGCAAAACCTCATCCTGATTATTCGGAGTTTTCATAATGCCGAGCGGCATGAATGAATTCAGTGATGGCGCTCCTGTCTACGGGATGAATACCGTGGATGACCCAAAGCGCTTGAAAAAAGGCGAGTGCGTCCGGCTTTTGAATATGCTGCCCGGCGATCCGCCGGTTCCACGCTTAGGATGTACCGGGCGCTTACTTTCCGGAACAACCGGCTATCGTTTTTTACCTCCCGGTATTTCTTTTACTTATGGTGGGGTTATTTATGCGGTGGTGTGGATATACGATTCAGTGGCTTTGGAGTATAAGCTTATTGTAGTCGACATCGACGCGGGTACTTTTACGGAACTTGGCGCCGCTACTTTCGACCCCTCGGTTACTACTGTTTTGTTTGACATGACCACTATAAATGCGTATGTGTATGCATCTATTTCGGAGCGCATCGGGCTTTGGGAGGGGGCGGCGCATGGAATAGGTCATAAGGTTGTCGAAGGGGATTCGGTTGTACGGGATATGTGTCTTTCATCCGTGGCTTCCGTGAATGCAGTTACTGTCGCCGGCACGGGCGGGGTGGTAGAGACGGGTTTTTATAGCTTCGCTTTTCAGTACGTGCGCAGGAACGATGCCGCTGCTTTCGAAGCCGGAGGTCCGGTTACGGGGATGATTTTACCCCCGAACATAACAGCGAATTACAAACCAAAAAGGATTGATACTTTTTTGCCGGGGCTTTGCATAGGCGTCGAGACGATTGCAAACAGAAAAATACAGGAAGCTACTACGGATACGTCGATATTTACTATCGACATGGATATTTTGAACGATCATGAAGAGGCTATATATCAGGGCGCGACGCATCTTCGGGTATCCAGGACTTTAAAGCAAACGACTTCCGATCTGGCCGAAGCGGCTACGCACTTTTTTCTTTGCGATCTTCCTCTTCTTGGAACGGGAACATCTTCATTCACCGATAATGTTCCGAGCGCCACGCTTGAGGGCGAGGTTAACCAGGTGATAACAGGGTATTCGGCGGCGCCGCCGGCGGCTTTCATCGAGTATGTAAAAGGCCGCTTGTTTCTTATGGCGACTGACGGCAGGGTTTATTATTCGGAGTCCATAGGAGGGGATGGAGGTACGGACCTTGAAACCGCCCAGGCGAATCCGCAACCGTGGGCGTCGTTATTCAAGCCTACGACGTACATGCTTGATTGCGATTATATCGACGGGCAATTGGCTGCCGGTATGAAAAGACTTGGTGATGATCTTTTCATGTTCAAAGAGCGGAAAACTTTTGCCCTTTTTGGCGGCGATCCTTTAAGCGCTGTTGTGTCTCAGGTAAGCAACCAGGTTGGGTGCGCCTTTCCTTATACTATTACAAAATGCGAGATAAAAGGGCTGTTCGGAAATTGTCTTCTTTTCCTCGGTAACGATGGTCCGATGGTTCTGCAGGAGGGCGGTCGGATTCGTCCTTTTTCAGAGTTCAAGATACAAGAGCTATGGCCGGAGCGCAGCTCTGAACTTTATTCCGAACTTGATCTGGATTACGATTGGATCGTTCATAATTGTTCCGCGGCGTTTTATAAAAATATATGGTGGATTCTTTATCAGACGAAGGCAGGGGTTAATAAGATTTTCGGTTATTATTTTGACCCCGATCTCGGTTCCGACAGCAGTGCCCCTCATGGGCCTTTTCAGTTTGAATTCGCGAGTATGTAAATATGGCTACAGCAGCGAAAGGCGTTCTTATTGTCAGGCATTCTTCAGACCAGTATCAGGCATCGTACGAGGATGCTGTGTGTTTATCCTCGGTATCGGGGGATAACTCAGGTCTGGCGATATTTGACTTTGTAGAAGATGACGTTTTCGAGGATACGGTGTCATAATGCCAAAAGTACGGAGAGAATCGTATAGCTGCACCGGGCGCGGATTCAGCATGATCGACGCCGACGGGTATCTCGCCCGTTTGCAGTCGTTTATGACAAGGCCGAATGTTCACGGAGCCACGCAGACCATCACGTCGTCCACGTTTGCATCGAGCCAGTTTAATAAGGTGGGACACGGTTACATCACCGGGCAATCGGTCGCGCTGACATTAAGCGGCGATGGTGCTTTACCTACTGCCGGGGAGTTCACGGCGTCTACGAGTCTGGCTTATCCGGTAAGCAGACTGAATGTAACTGAATATTTCGTTATCAAAATCAGTGACGACGCTTTCCAGCTCGCTTCGACTTATTATAATGCGATGGCGGGAACTCCGATTACTTTTGCCGATGATATTTCAGGAACAAGCGTTCATATCACGGCTTTGGGTGGAGGCGCCGGGTGGTATCTACATGATGACTTTAGCAGGATGCCGGGTTATAATTTCGCTACCACCGATGTTGATACCACGGCTGAAACCATAACGCTCGCCGGTGACTATTTTTCGCACGGTCATAAAGTCACTTTTTCATCGACTACGACAGTGCCCGGCGGATTGGTCGCCGGGACTTCGTATTGGTTGATCCGGGTCAGTTCCGGCGTTTATAAAGTAGCTTCAACCGAGGCGAATGCGTATGCCGGGACCGCGATAAATCTTACGAGTCAGGGGACCGGGACGCATACCGTTACCACGGCAGAGCATTTTGTAATTCTGACCGACACTTCGTCGCCGTCGGCGAACGATTACAACACGTCGCCTGCCGGGTGCGCTCCGAGATACGTGAAACTCGGCTATGTGAATTCTGAGTCCGGCTATATTCGAATGCAAGCGTGTCTGTATTGGGATGTCACTAATCATACGGCGCGTGTGTGGTGGGCTGGCGTCCGAATGGATACCTATGACAGCGCGCTTTTCGCTTATCAGTTCATAGGCGGTGACGAATTTATATTCATCGCTTCTCAGCTTGGTTCCGCATGGCATTGGGAGTTATTGGATACGTTCACCGGTATTACCAATAAACTTGAATTGATAACGAAGGTTGGGATATTACAAAGTGGAATAACTGCCGGCAGTAGTGTGGTGTTGCAGCTTGACACCGGGGAGGCTTCCAACTTCACCGTTGACAAATATTATTACTTGTATGATCTGGTGGGGCACGGATGGGTCAATTACGTAAAAGTTACCGCGAGGGATACTGGCGCGGACACCGTTACCATTGATTCATGTAATCAAAACTTCCCCGCGGGGGCGGTTCTTACTCCTTATGCGCACCGGTACTACATGAGGATGAGGTTCTATGGGACTTGCGCCGAAACAAATCTGAATCGTGGCTCAGATTACGCGACGACCGAGCAGTTAAGGACTTCTATACCGTATTGTTCGAGCTTGACACAAACTGAAGTCATACACGGCCAGGCCGCGGCGATCTACCTTACGGCTAAATTTCCAATTGAAAGCTATGCCACCGATGAGTTTCTTGAAATCGGCGATCCAGACGATGAATCGTATTGGGACTGTATGAGGCATGCCATAGGGGATGGCAACAGCGCGTCTTCGTCCACGACGGCAAGCATGAATAGGATTTACGCAAAAACGAATAATATTTTAAAGACCGCTCGGGGAACGATGGGTCAGATGTCGAATACAAGGGAGTACCTTGGAGTTGACTATCTGAATTTCACGTCATCGTCTGCGGTGTATGTCGATACGATAACTTATTCGGAGTCGGCGTCATAATATGATGCTTGAAATCGACATTGAAGAACTCGGGATAGGCTCAATGGGCGCTGATACTCCGGTGTTGCGCGATCCCTATTCCGCCGGTCCGTTATCGCTTCTCGACGAACCGGAGATAGAGCAGTTCGTCAGCGAAGGCATCGCCGACAGGCTCGTATACCGGGTGGGGTCGGCGATTGAGATTTTTCTTGACGATTATTTTCTTACTCCGGGGATGAATAACACCGGGCCGGTGGTGCGGCTTCCGGTGCGCGCCGGTTCTTCCAGGGAGATACCGATAGGGGCAAGACCCGTGTATCCGGGGGATACCTTGCATCTTTTGGACTTCGAGGAGGATTCCGAGCATGACCTTACGCCCGGCATAAATAAAGGTCTTGTTTTCGTCGGGATAACTTCCCGCCGGTCGGTTATTCTCGGCTCGATAGCGGATTCCGTCGTCGGCTTCAGCGGCTTGGGGCTTATTGAGTTTTTCGTCAGCGGGCAATATCAGGATCGGATGGCATAATGGCAAAGTATAATCTTGAAATACAGTCCCGTCAATTGTACGCCGGCCCGCGTGAGAGCAGCATGAATGAGTTATTTGAAGCGAAGTTGCTTTGCGAATGGTCAGACGATGCGGCGGTCGAAAAGGACTTTGATGTAACCCTGGAATCGGATCGCAATCGTTTTTCCGAACCGGTTGCCGTTGATACCGCTATCGTTGCGGCGACGGACGTTACCGCGGCGAATCAGTACAAAGTCCGGAACGATGTAACTCTTTGGCCGAAGCCGGGGTTTTACGGGTCGTTTTTCAAATATACGGTGCAGAAAAAGATTCCGGCGGATGGTAATTTTAAGTTTTTCGGCGCGAATTTTCAGGGTATTCCAATCAATATGGACGCTGAATTTTTTGCTGATATGAGTACGATAACGACGCCGTGGAGCGCATGATGCCTTATGTATCGGATACCGAATGGAATGATTTTAAAAGAAAGGTTGAAGTTCTTGAGCAGGAAGTTGAAAAACTCAGGCATGTCAAAGGCCAGCCGATTATTCAGGCGTATGCCGGTAAAAAGCTGGATTTGAATGAAAATATCAACGCGGTAAATCTTATGAGAAAATTAAAACCCTTCGCCGTGGGTTCTGAATGCACCGATCTTGCATCGGTGATAGAGCTGGCTAACTTGATACGGGCAGGAGGATTGGATAATGGAATTTACACTGAGGAGTAGAGTATGCCAGCCGTATTGCTCGGGAATTTTGTATGGGAATCAATTTCTACCGATCCGTGGCCGGAAATTAAAGATGGCGCTAAAAACGGCCATATTCTAAAGCTTCTGGATACAGGAGAAAGTTATATACGAAGGCATGGGATATGGGAGTATATAAATCTTGGATTATCCTTTATCAAAGCGACAAAATCCGGTTCTATCGTTACTGACGATGACGGATACGCGAGGGTTAATTTTGTGACGCCGTTTATAAATATCGACTATTCGGTCTGCTTAACTCCCGGAAGCGTAGGTTTTCTGTATATATGTTATTTTTCCGATATTCAGATTGGTGGATTTGATATTTATACTAATGACGCAAGAACCGGCCGTAGTAAGCCGAATGTTGAAGTTTCGTGGCTTGCAACGAGAAATTATAACCCGTAAGGAGGAAGTATGAAAAAAGGTTTTCTTTTTGTCCTGCTGCTGGCGGGCATGTTATCCGCCCAGGTGACGCAGTTCGGTTATATCGGTGCGAGAAACATGGACCGGTTCACCGCCATGATGGCGAGCGCTTATACCTGGAAAAAGGTGGGGGATATTTCCGCTCTCGGCGCGGTAATTACCGTTTCGACCACCTGGCCTGGATATTTGATCTGCGGGATATATAACCCACGGCGCGATTCGTCGGTGTATGTCCACGCGATAAGCCAGGCCGGGGATACGGTGAAGCTTTCTATCCCCGCGGAATCGCCGCTTGGAATAAAGCCGCCGCCAATTTCGAAAATTATCACCGCGTCGTCATCGGACAGCACTATTTTTATAATGCAGCTTATCACTCCACAGTAAGGCGGGTTTATGGCATTGACTTCTGATCCCTTGGCCGTGCCGAAAAAGAGATACGTTGCTCCGCAGCCGGTTATCACCAATATTCCTATACCTGGGCAGCAGCAACAACAGGCCGCTCAGCCCGTTCGGCAGGTTACGACCGATCCGCTGCAGCAGCAGATTACGCCTCTTACCGCGTATCCCGTGCAGCAGCCGCCTCCGACGCCCGATCCATTGCGGCAACAGCCGAGCCTTTTCGGCAACACAGCTCCCGGTATCGGGCAGGCGTATACTAACACGCTTCAGGACTCGCTCACCGGGAAGATATATGATCCGTTCGCCGCGGGGCAGAAGGAAGCTCTTGCGCGCGCGGAGGCGAATAAGCGTGCGGCTACCGCGAACCAGATCGCCGGGGCCGGCTTCAGCGGAACCGGGATAGGCCAGCAGATCGCCGGGAGTACCGAAAATCAGCTTTTGCAAAATCGTTTTTCCACGTTGAATGATTTGGAACAAAATCGTAACGCGACCCGGCAGAGTGCGCTTTCAGAGGCTCGGGCTTACGGCACGGCAGAAGAGGGTATTCGCCAATATGAAAAGGATTTTGGTGAGGGGCAGCGTCAGTTTGATGTCGGGCAATCCAACTGGCAGAAGAATTTTGACCAGATGCAGAAAGAGTACGGCGATACGCAGAGCTGGAAAGCTTACGAACAGGCGCTCGCGACCGGGAGCGATGCGGATGTCATCGCGCGGTACAAGGATGCTACCGGCAAGGACCTCGATCCGATGGCTGTGGAGCAGTATCGCGGTTATTACCGGCGGTCCCAGGAACAAGGACTTGCCGCGGGCGACGTCGCTATAAAAACCGCGCAATCCACCCTTGATACGATGAAGCGCACGGACGCCGGTACGGCGCTGTCGTCTTACCTATCGACGCACCTTGACGCCAATGCTTCCGATCCTGCCATGGCGCCCATGCTTCAGAAGTATTGGGAATCGCTTGGAAATACCGGCGAAGTTCCGAAGGAGTGGGCGGACCAGCAGGTGAAAGCCGCGCGCGACGTTCGGCTGAATACGGAAATCGGCGCGTTTAATTATCAGATCGACTCGCTTGTTTCCAGCGGTCAGATGAGACAGGAAGACGCAGCGTTACTTAAAGATTTCAATACCGGCGGACTGACGCAGTATCTTACGCGCGATCCGGCGACCGGAAAGGTTACGTTTGACTATGCGAAGTTGGAGGCTGATACCGGTTCCTCGAGCGGCACTTCAACCGTTAAAGTTCCCGAAGGTAAGGAGCAGGATGATATTTTCGAGGAGGGTGATAAGGTGTACCGGGTGGATGCCGACGGTAAAGCGGTAGCGGTCAATTCGAAAGACCTGACTTGGGATGATCTTAAAGGCCAGAATCTCGGCTCGGATAGCAAGGCGTATTCCGCTGTTCTCGAAAATACGGAAAAGCTTGATCTCCAATATAAAAACGATGCGCTTACCGACTCATGGAAATCCGCGCCCGAAGTTGGTCAGGTAGTGAAGACTACTATCGGCGGGAAAGAAGTCCTTCTGAAAACGACGTTCAAGGGTAATCAGGACGTCAAACTCGGGTTCGACAATGCCTATATTGAATTCGAGGATATGGACGGGAAAAAGTATTATGCGGGTGGAAAAATGCGGGATTCAAAGATACGGGAAGGGACGGGGAGGGAAAGTTCGTTAACCTCCGGTGAGTACCTTGGCTTAACACCGGATACAGCGAGAAAGATGCTTTCATCCGTTAATCC